GTTGCAGTTTCCCACAAAATATTAGTCGTAGCTGTCATTAAATCAGACTCAGGCACTTCAAGCGTCAGAGAGTCAATAAGGCCATCAACAAAGTTAAAGTATGTAGTTTCACCAGCAGCAGATTTATCTAACTGTCTACGTTGACCTAGAAAGTAAGTCGGACTTAAACCGTTTGCGTACTTCTTGCTTGCCACTGTAATGCTTGCGCCAACCGCCTCTGTTGTTGCTGGGGCTGGATTTAATGTAACAACATCACCCGCAACGTTAGAGACATAATAAGTGATATTGTTTTCGTCATCAGTTGCGCCACTGATAAATACAAAGTCACCAATTGAAAGCAAAGCGTCTGCACCTGGGTATGTCACACCTGTAGCGGTGATTTCAACGTCAGTACCAGTGTAAGAATTATCATCAAGCTCAGAATGAATTGCAGCAACAAGCAAATCTTTTGTTTGCTGAAATACCTCTGTCGATAACTCTGCCGATTGCTCTGAGTTAGTTTGAATGTTTTGCTTGCCGTTTTGCGAGTTACTTAAAGTATTTGATGTGGTCGAGCTAACCGTTTGTTTTGGTGCGCCGCCAACTCGTTTAACTTTAAAAAACTCAGGATTGGCATCAACCGTGCCTTTAACTGCTTGAGCTGATAAGTAGACGCTAATATCTTCGCCAACCAGCTCTCTATCTGTTACTGTAGTAGCCATTATAATATTTCCTCAAAGTAGCCGTTGACATTAACGTCAACTCTGTAAAATTTTGAATCTGTTAATTTACCAACAACATCAATAGTCGCTGTCTGCGTTTTGTATTCGTCAAATTCAAGCTTTTCAAAAAGCGTTTGAATCTCTGATACGGTTGTCATTATATCAGCTCTTTGCGCTCTGTTAGAATTTGGCACGTTAACTGATATTGTGTGGATAAAGTATTGCCTAATACATCGCTTTGTATCCGGCGCTGTTTGTTGCCTTAAGCCCAAACCTGTTGACTGCACTAAATGCTTTTCGGTTTTAGTTGCTTCCGGCCCTCTGTCTAAATTTACAATATCAGAAGCAGCGTAACCAGTTGGTAAATTCTGCACCAATCTAAGCTGAAAAGCCCTTGTTAGATTATTTAAATAACTCATTTATTAACCGCCGCTTGTATTGTTAGGCTTAGCGCCTTTGGTGGTGTTTGTTTAGAGTAACCCGTCTCCATGATTCTATAAGCATATGGCAAATTGTTTTGCACGTAGATTGCCGGATACTTAATAGGTTTTGCCGTTGCTATAACGCTGAATGCCGTGTTTATTGTTGAATTGCCTGTTAAGTCCTCACTATCTACTTCCGAACTGTCAGGAGCGCCAACGCTTGCAATAAAATTGGCCCTCAACATGCCTTTATCAACTGCCGCTTTTCTAACTAGCTCCTGCTCAATATATAAAGCAGTTTCACGAGTCTCTTTGTTAACTGCATCAGCTAAAAAGTCCGATACGTCAGCGTTAGACTCATTGCGCCCTGCCATTAGATAACCACCCGAACAAAATAAGCAGCGTCAGCCGCATCGCTCATTACTTGCACTATTTCACGGTCTGCACCGTCATAGCTGCAAGAATAACTTACGTCAAAGTCATCAGGTACAGGCGAGGCATCAAGAATCACTAAGTAAATATCGCTCGCCGTAACTTCACCAAAAACATTTTCAGCCGTTTTAATGTCGATAGGTATAGCGCCAACTGTTTCACTAAATTTCGTTTCTGTGTCAGCAATTGGATCATAACCAAGATCTTTTTTAATCGTGAAGTCCACTTGAAAGTCAGCGAACTCATTAAAAAGCTCAACAGCTAAAGATTGAAATTCACTTTTAAACGTAGCCATTAACTATAACCTTTAGCGACCATAAGCGCGCCTGATTGATTCACTAAGTACGGTCTCAATAAAGCTGTGATTCTGCTTGTGTCATAAGTAACTGTAGGAATTGAACCATCTTTGTATTCGGTTTCCTTTTCTAGCGTTGCTAGCTTTTTACGCTCTTTTATTACTTTACCGTTAGCGTTTACTGCTTGATCAACAAATAAATAACCAGTTAAAGCTTGCCATGCAGCTTGGAACGCACCTTTTGAAATATCAGCAATAGATACTGACGTGGTCGGTAAGTCCATTGCTTGAGACTCATCAACCTTGCTACCTCTAAATGTGTAAGTTGGGTCAATGTAGAAAAGTGAACTCTCAATCAATGCCGCTTCAATCTGTGCATCTGTGTAGCTTGAGTAATCACGCGCTAATGCATCAGCTTGAGCTTTAAACTCTGCTAGTGTTAAGTAAGAATCTGTACCAACTGTGACAGCCATTATTT